TCAATGGAAGTGACATCTCTCTGATGTTTTTTTGATAATCTGAGGTTCAAAGGTGCTTTCCCGATTTCTGGGAATCTGGATGAGTACATCTCCCATAGAGGTTTTCACTGTTTTCATAGAATAGCCATTACGGGAGTTACCGGATTTCTCAGGATTTGTTCCGTTCTTGGGATATCCAAGATGATTTTCCAGTTCTCCTTTAAGAGCGGCTTCAAAAATGGGAGCAAAAATTTTCTTCAGGGCAGTCTGAATCTCTTCTACAGACTGTGGTCTGTACGTATCGTAGATAGCCTGACCAATTTTTTCTTCAGGGGTTGGGGTACGCTTTGCCATGATGGTATTCCACTCCTTTGCCTTTGTTCCCTTTCAGTATAAGGTATAAATCTATCTTGAGCAAGACGCTTATGCGTTTACACAAAATATTTTACACTCTCGCTGTTACATTCATATACCATTCTTTTCCTTCAAAAACTATTATCGTATTTAATTGTAAGATATCTAATCACAAAAAGTACCAATACAGAAAATTTAATAAATGTACTATACCGGCTTTTCTCATACAATCTTTTGCTTTGTATCAGCCACAATAGCTTTGACTGCTTGCTGCAGCAATGTAATATACAGCCTGTTCCGAATCTTCACCCACCAACTAGTGGTATTCTGGATTTCCGCTTCCAGTGGGTCTGTGAGGTTCTTCATCTGCGCTTCCACCAGCTTCTGGATGTCCTCCAGGTCGATGGACTTGATGGCCGCTTCGGCTTCGCTCCTGGCAAAAGATACAACAGTATCGGCGACGGCTTTCTTGATTTCTTCACGGTTCATAGTCATTTACCTCCCAAGATGAGTTGTTCATAATCAGTGACACCCCGGGCTACTGCTCTGGCCAGGGCATCCTGGGCATAGGCCAGGATTTCTTCATCGCCGGGATTAGTGATGAAGGCGAGTTCGACCAGGACAGCGGGCATTGCCGTATTGGTCAGAACGTAGAGTCCGTTGACGCCAGGCGTGGCAATTTTCACGCCCCGGTCAGTGGTATCGAGGGCATCAATAATTTGGCGTTGGATACAGTTGGCCAGCATGTTGCTACAGTAACTGCCAGCACAGGCCCAGGTTTCTGTGCCGTTAGCTTCTTCTGCCATTGCAGCATTGCAGTGGAGGGACACGAAAATGTCGGCATTACTGTCATTGGCTGCTTCACAAATTTCCGTCAAGCTGTCGGACTGGAGCAGTTCCACTCCGACTCCTGCGGCATTCAGATAGCTTTCAACAGTTTTGCTTACGGCCAAGGCCACATCACATTCACGCAGTCCCGTTTCACTGTTTACGGCACCCGGGTCGGGATGGCCGCCCGGCGCATGGCCGGGGTTCAGGAATACTTTCATTGCTTTTCTTCTCCTTTCTGATGAACGGCAGACTTCACGGTCCCGCCGATGTAACCGAGCAAGCCAGAAGCGATGGACATGGCCAGCTCGTTTAGGGTATAAAAAATCGCCAAGATCAGTGCCATGACCAGCCCGATGATGACGATGCAATCAGGGATATTCACTTTTTCAAACATACTTACGCTACCACCTTAATCTGTAGTGTCACTTTTGCATTCGATTCCGAACGCTCTTTTAAATAAGTGTATAAAGTATCAGAAATTTTCCCAGACATTGTTGCCCCTAAATCTGTGTCTATATTATATGTCAAGTCTATGATTTCCTTGATCCCCGTTCCTGTTGTGACTTCAGCCTTACAGGCAGCATAGCGCTGTTCTTCTTTTACCAGGAATATCATCCCTTTATTATCCGCATCCTCGGCAACAACAATCCCTTCTATCTTAGGACTGTCCGGACTCTGCGCTAAGGTCATCAGCAGACTTCCTAGAAGGAACTGTGAGCCTTGTCCTTGCAGTGTAAGGTTCACAGTCGTAAAGGGACTGGTGGGAATCAAAACTGCATCCGTGGCACTGACAATCATGCCATCACTAATCGGCATAGACGCAGAAGCATATTGATGATTCGAACTGACAGTGCCCTGTTCTTTACCATTAACTGTGATTTTCCCGACGTAATAATCATTGTCTGCTTTTAGGGTAATATCGAGCATATTTTGATATTCTGTAGCATACACGGCATTTCTATCCGTATCATATTGCATCGATAACTCTGGATGATTGCAGGTAATCGTAATTTTTTGATGGTCTTTTTGCACCAGGGTTATTTTCTTCCGGGTATCCCCACCAACAGATACGTTCGCTGTTCCTTCCACCAGTTCTCCATCGGCCGTATAGAACTTTTTTCCCCGAGCAACATCTCCAATTTCAGCTGTCGTATCGGACACTTCACAAAACCTTGCTTTGCCTCCCGCTGTAAGGGGTAATAATATGGATGGAACTTCCGTGTAATTAGCTCCCGCAATCTTAACATCAACCTTCATGGCTCAGTCCTCCTATTCAATGGTCAGCACTTTGGTCAGACTATCCTGGGATACTGCTACAGAGGTCAAGGAACCTGTCACTTTCGCTCCGTTAATATAGGCGGTTTTACCCGACACAATAGTACTCGCAGCTGCGGTAGCATCTGCCGTATCCACCACACTAGCCTTGCCGGCTACTCCCAGAATCGTCACACCTGCCTTGATGTTATCCGCGATCAGCTTGGCTTGTTCCTCGCTCGTGATGGTAACTGCGCCTTTGCCATTATGGTAGCCTGCCGGGATGGTATACGAACCGTCCACCTTGCCAATACTGCCACTGACAGCCCCATTATCTGGCATAGAGCCTGTCACTGAACCGGTTCCCAAGAATGCAGTTTTCCCATTCAGGATATCCGCAGATACTGCAGTCGCCCCCGTTGTATCATAAAAAGTGGCTGCTCCCTCTCCTTCTGCTAGTGGAATCGAAACTTGAGGGACTTCTGCATACACTACGGAATTGATTTTTACATTTTTCGCCATGATGTTATTCTCCTTTACTCAACCTTTAATTCATATCCATTGAAGCTAATTCTGCCATAGTTCGACGGAATGGCAGCTACCGTAACCCGCTGCAAGGCATCGTAGCCTGCATCTGGTCGGATGATTTGTTTCTCTTTATTAGGAATGACCACTTTTTTTTGATAATTTCTGGAAGGTACCACCGGCACGGATAGAATCCCTTGCAGAGTATTTATTCCCTTTATAGTGCCTTTATACTTATCCATGGGTTGTTACCTCTCCCGTTATAATAAACGGACTGGGTGGAATGATTGTGTCTGTATACCCAGAGTCCAGCACCAATTCCACATCATACCAATAGGTTCCAAATGGAAGCTGTGCTGTATCTTCTGGTATCAGGATCAGAACACAGTCATTTTCTCGGCGTAGAATACCACTATCCAGATGCTTTTCTATCACTGTCTTTTCATCTGAAAGCTCCCGCTTAACGGTAAAAGTAAGCTGATCATCCGGACCTGGGATAAAGATGGCACCTGTCACCCGGTCTCGAATAATCAGCGTGATTTCAGCAGAATCCCCTCTTGTCAAAAAGAGCCGGTTTCGAATGACCGAAAAACCCATTCTATCACCTCCTACTCATTCTGCCGTTGCTCAATCACATCCAGGCGATGCTGCACGTGCCCCGTAGCTTCTTCCACCCGGGACAACCGCTCTGCCATCTGCTGTCGTTTGGATTCCGTATCGGATAGTTGCCTGCGCAGATGATCAATGCACTCCTGCAGGCTCCGTACTGATTGATTTAAGGGCTTGATGACGCTGAAATTGAAGATAACGCCGCAGAGCATCAGGACCGATACCAGAGATGCGGCCATCTGTAACCATTCAGCCATATTTCTCACCTCCTATCCCGTCCGCTGAAACATGTACACGACAATGGACGGCTGCATATTGTTGTGGGCTGTACCGCCCCCGGCATTTCCTGTATCAAAGGTATGCGCATGTTCTCCATTCCATGACGTATTCCCTGACCAGGTGCGGGAAGCACGAAATTCTACGACTACGCCATCTTCATCACCCTCATATCCAGATTTAGCATCATATCTGGCAATTCCGCCTGGATAAAAGGAGCCCCCCGGCGCAGGTAACCCCTGTTGGCCACGCACGGCGTCATCTCCCCCAAAGTTCCCCCATATTTCCATGTCCCCTCGGTTATGATTATGTCCACCACTTTTAGCCGTTGAACCACTATGCTTGTGAATCGGTATTTCCGCCAGGGTATTAGTGTGCTTCTCTTCGCCCAGCTTGTCCCCGGCCTTGTACATGGTCCCGCTGTCTGCTGCCCCGGCCCCGATCAGGCACCGCCCCATGGAAAAGGCCACCCAGGTCGTACCCGGCCAATACGTTGCGGGATTCTTCCCGTCCGTAGAAATGTAGATGGCATTGACAGGGAACGGACAAGCCTGGATCTTTGCCACAGCCTCTTCGTCCATATCCGCATAAGTGACCTTACCCCAGCTGCCGTTGCTATGCAGGACCGTATTCAGCTTCCCCGCAGCCGGTGACGGGACCATGCCGCTCTGGCCTGCCGTCTTTTCGCCGCAGCCGCTGAAATCCGGCAGGGTTATATCCCTCGTGCCGTCAAACAGCACCCGGTGAATCTTCCGTCCTGTCTGCAGCTTCGATGCACTGGCCGCATTGCCGCTGATGCCGCTGGCATGGGCCTTGACATCGGTCAGATGGGCATTGATGTCGGCTGCCGTAGCAGAAATCCGCTCATAGAGCCGGGCATCATTACTGACCAGCTGAGACACGGTCCTGTTCTGCTGATTGAAGACGACCGGGTCTTCCGAAAGATACTGAGGGAAAAGCACATCATAATCCAGCGTATTCTCTACGGCTTCTGTTGGCCGGACTTCCTGCCCGGCCCGGTCTGGAAAATCTGCTGACCACTTCTCCTTGATATACTCAGCCACTTTCCGTCACTCCTTTCCCGGATACGATGGTCGCTGTAGAGAACGTCGCCTCGCCATCCCAGTGAATCTTCCCGTTCCAGGAATAGCCCAGATAGATGGCATAGCCCAGATGGGCCGGTTTGTAGATGTCGAGCTGGGCAATCAGCTTCGAGAGCGTTCCGGTATCCTTGTCATTCATAATGCAGTACACTTTGAAATAATATTCTTCGTTCACTTCCTCGATGTGGCCGACACTGTACAGGTTCACGATGGAGTTCATGAAATCCACCGTGGATACATCCACATGCTGCAGCTTAAAGAGAATCCGCTGCCTGCGGAATTCATCGGTATCCCCATCCCCGGGCTTGATGCCAAGGAACGATTCATAAAGAGGCAGCGCCCAGGTGGCTGTGTCCACGAAGAAGTTGTCCGCCAGGTCCTGCAGAGACAGGCGCAGGCGGTTATGCTCCGTGCTGCAGGTATCCGCTGTCTTTTTGAACATCGGGTCTTTCCCCAGGAATTTCGGCAGATAGTCCAGCACATTAATGGGCTGCTGTCTCATCCACTCATTCGCTGACAAGGTTCAGCACCACCTTCCCGACTACAGGAATCTGCTCATTGGTCAGGCGGATATTTTCCGCCTTGCCGCCGAGCTTCAGGTTCCGATAGTCTGTAATCCCATCCACACTCAGGATGAGCCGGCCGATCTGGGCCAGGCTGACATAGGACAGGCTGAAACCTGTATTCTTGAAATAGGCAGACACAGCGGCCGTCACCACATCGGCATTGACGGTGCCGTACACTTCTGCCGTAATATCCACGGATACGGGTGCCGGAGATACCACGGTCACGGTAGCCCCGATGGGCCGCTGAGATTCGATGTACCGGGACACTTTCTGGATCAGCTCCTTGGAAGCCGATTCATTCTCTGCCGTCACGATGATGACTTTCACTGTACCGTTCCCGTTCCAGAGCGGGATGACCTTGCAGTTGCCTACCCCGTCCACGGACATGGCCCAGGAACGGTAATGGTTGGCGTTGCCGGACGTGATGGGCTGGCGGACCCGGAACAGGAGCCGTGCCAGAAGGGCCGCATCGGTTTCCTCATCAGCCCCGTCCGTGCATTTCTCCGGGTTGGTTACGCTGTACACGTTGGGGATAGAATAAGGGATTTCCGTAATCGTCCCTGGTGCCACATTCCCTTTCACCCCTGTATCTGCGGCCTGGACAGCAATGTCTGCTTCGGTTCCGTCAGATGGAATCGTAGCGGATTCTGTCGTGTAGAAGCGCAGCCCGTCTTTCGTCTGGAACAAGCTGCCACGTATGATGTAGGCCCCGGACTGCCCGGTGACCGTCACTTGTCCATTGGCCTTCACTGCCTGTTTCCGCTGGATACCGAATTCCTCAGCCCGGAGCGTCAGATAGTCACCCCAGGCAGTCTCGGCAAACGCCGCATCCCGCAGCATGGCCATCTCGGCATAGCTGTTCTCGAATTCCACAGCATTGGTATCAATCATATCCCGGGCAAACGAACCCTCGATGGCTGTCTTGTCCGTATCGGTCAGTGTGTGCAGGGTCTGCACCATGCGGCTCTCAATCTGGTCTTTTGTCTGGGCATCGAACAAATCGCTCATGCAAGACTCCTTTCTGCGGCAACCGTGATGCTCTCATCGCTGTAAATGGATGTCACATCCACCAAGATGGACAGATCATCTTTCTCCCGCTTTTCCACATCCACCCGGTTGACGCGGGCAATATAGGGATTGACGGCCAGCCCCTCCCGGATATTCTGGCATACCTGGTCTGCCGTATAGACGCTGTTGGGCATCGTTCCCTGATAGGGTTCAATGGTAATGCCGTATTCATCATGGTAGGCCAGATACCGGTATCGTTCCGTCATCAGGGCTTTATAAATCCACACCTTGAGGGCTTCATCTTCTGTCACGGTGATGTTGTTCCCGTTCTCGTCATAGCGGAACCGATGCTTCTCGAAGTCATAACCGTATTCCGAAAGGAGCGGCAATGTTTCTCTGACGCTGGCATCCGCTCCGGATGCCAAGGCCACAAAAGGATCAGCCATATCCGTCCAACCTCACAATCTCATCTAAAATCACATACTGCTGGATTTTCCCGTTCACCAGCATGGGCATGATGGCAACTTTCATGCCCGGCTTCAGGGTATCCGTGGTAATCACCGAATCAGTGTAGTCGTTATGGATGTCGTGGTTATGCGACTGATACGCCGCATCCCCGCTGCCGCCTGCCCGGTTCTGGGTAGCCGATACCAGATGGCCCCGAGCTGTCCTGCCGTAGCCTGCCAGAAGGTAATGGGAAATCCACAGCTCCTCTTTGGTCAGGACGATGCTGTTGTATTTCACCTGGATGTCTGGCGGGGATTGGAGTATCTCGCCAATCTGGATGGACGGACTGTTGCTGCTCCGCGATACCTGCTCCATGAGGTTCAGCAGGCTGATGTATGGATTTTTCTGCATCTCCCGTCACCTCCTTGATGTCTTGATGATGGTCGCCGGATAATAGTCGCTCCCCATGTCGATGCTCCCTTCGTAATGATGGAAGCACCCGTACACGCTGGAACTGTTGCCCCAGCAGCCGCCGTTCCCGTCATAGACCACGACATGCCAGTTCGGATCCGGCTTGCTGTAGCGGTTGTACATGATGATGTCGCCTTTCTCCAGCTGTGCCGGGTCGTAGGGAATCGCCAGTCCCCGGGCTTCGGCATCGGCCCGGAGCTGGTCGCATCCTTTGACGTTGTTGTTGTATTCCTGCGCGGCAAAGGGTGAATACCCGGCAGCAGCAACTGTTGCCCGGTCCACACAGCCATTGGAACCATAAGGCGAAACGGTCCCATCGAAATTCTCCATGCACGAATCCACCACATCGCCTCCGGCAGCATTCCCGTTCATGGACCCCCCACCCCTGCTGCCCGAAACGGCCGCTGCAGGCGGCACGTAATCCGGGTTCGCATTATAGGACGCGCTGTCAGGCTCCTGTTTCTGCTCATCCAGCAGTTTATGGAAGACCAGATGCAGCTCCATGGTATGCCTGTTGCCCTCAATCCGATGGCTGTCCGATTTGATGAAGAACCGCCCTTTGAGCTGTTCTTCCTGGATGTCCACGGAAAAGCCGGCAATGCACTGGATATGGCCGAGCGCCTTGACGGACATGTCATGGGCAACGGTTTTCAGCATGGCCCTGGCCTGCGAGGCATCGTCCTGCTTGGGGTCGGCCTTGCAGATGGCCTGGATGATGCCGAATCGTTCGATGTCGGTGCCATTCGGCATCTCGCCTTTCGTCTGTCCTGCACTGTCTACGACCACCACTTTCGACACCATGTCTTCGATGGACTCGGACACAGATGCCCCGGTGAGATTCGTTTCATCGCTGATGAGGAAGTTCTCCACTACCTGGTCATTGGTGCAGACCACATTCAGCTTCCCGTCCGTCATGTAGATGTGATACCCCTTGCCATCCTGTGCCGACTGGTAAGACAGTGCCTGCTTGATGGCATCGGTCGCTGAGATGTCATCGGCGATGAAACTGCACACCACAGAAAGGTCCGGCATCGTCCCGGCTTCAATCGAAAAGTCATGGATGGTCTGCCGGATGGCATCAGCCACGGTCACATTGGCGTATTTCCGGGTAATGCGGGATTTGGCCAGATAGATGATGTTGTCGAAGGCCACAAAGCGCATGGCATAGGACTCGCTGTCCCGGCTCCGGGAAAAGATGCGCCCCTGAAAAAAGGGATACGTCTCCTGCGTGACCTCATCGGTATAGGAAAAACACACTTCATCTCCCAGCTCCAGAACGGCATTCGTCCAGTCCTTGTCTTTCGTGGTATAGGCGATATCAAATTCCAGCTTTCTCCCGGCCTGCTCCACATCGCCCGACCAGGTATAGGAAAGGACATAGGCAGACAAGTCCGTGTTCTGCGGCTTGTCTGCCTGCTGGTTTTCCGTATCGGCCTTATTTATCTTTGCCAACTGGAACATTTTCATCATTCCTTTTCAGGTTCATGGTCGTCAGCCGGATGATGTCCCCCGCCGATAGGCCGCCGCTGCGGATGATGCTGCGGTAGACCTGGAACTTGGAGAACTGCTCCTTATTGAGCGTGACCGATTTCCCGACGGCCCGGCCCACAACGTTGCCGATGCTGTCGCCCGGATAATAGGTGATATTCTTCTTCATCTTCTGCCAGAACGACTCAGGGCGTTTCTTCAGCCCCGTTGCCGGGTCCGTTTTCCCTGTTTCCGCCGCTGTAACATAGCGGTATTCCGTCAGCGCCAGTTCATAATACACATCGCCGCTGCCATCCTTTTCCCCGAACTTGAAGGAACTGATCAGGCAGGGCATGGAGATGGGCGTGTCCGATACCGTGAGCTGGCAGACTTCGCCGCCTGTACGCATGGCTTCCAGTTCGGCAATATAGGTATAAGGCGACAGCGTCATCATGGCAAAGGGATAATCCTGGGCGGGGAAAAATCCCGCCAGCGTCAGGGACTTCAGCCCGGTCCTGCCTTTCATGAGATACTCCCCGTAGTTGTTGATATTCACCGTGCCATGGTTCGTATTGACGGAAACCATCAGTTCCGAAGGAAGCACGGGAAAGGTCACGACAGAGCTGCCCGCGGCCAGGGAAATCGTCAGATTCTGTGACGCCTGCCCGATGGCATTCAGGATGGATTCTAAGAATGAGGCCATCAGATGGTCGCTCCTTTCATGCGGTTCATGCCGTACAGCCGGATCTTTTCCACCAGCTTATCGGCTATGGCATCGATGTCCTGCTCGCTACGGACGTTCATCGTGTCGATGCGAATAGTGATGGAATGGCTGCCTGCGTTCATGGCCTGCCGGATGCTTTCGTCATGCGGAACCACCGTACTGCCGTTTGGCAGGTGGACCAGCTCGCCCCGGCGGTCCTCGTTGATGACGGCAAAGCCGCCGCCAAAGTTCTCGACGCCTCCGGCAAAATGACTGATGGGTTCAATATTGAATCCCACATGAGTCGGCGCCCCGCCTGTCAGAGACGGGATGTCGATGGACAGACCGTTGACGCTGGCAATGAGTCCGTTCACCTGGTCGATGACCCAGTTCACGCCGCTCCGGAAAGTATCCTTGATGCTCTCCCAGATGCTGGAAGCCGTCTCGCTGATGCCGTTCATGGCCCCGTCCCAGGCCGAAGCAATCCATTGCATCCCGGCATCCACAGCATCCGACACCGCCTGGATGGCCTGTTCGATATACTGCGAAACCGTATCCCAGTTGCTCCAGAGGAGATACAGCCCTGCGATGATGGCCGCGATGGCAATCAGGATGGGATTGGCCATCGCTGCTGCGCCGACTGCCCGGATGACCGTAATCATCAGCCTGCCCACGGTCAGGAAGGTACTGCCCATGCCTTTGGCAACGATGGCGATACCTCTTGCCACGGTGATAAGGCCCTTGAACTGGGCAGCCAGATACTTCGATACGCTCCCGGCCTTGCTGATGCCCGCGGCAATGGAGCTGAACGTCCCGAAGGCCCGTCCGCCTATCGTCAGCACCCGTCCCAGGGTAGAACCGAAGAGCTGGAAGGTTACGATACCGAAAGCCACCTGGCCGATCAGTGTTTTCTGCTCCGGTGTCAGCGACCGGAACCAGGCCACCAATTCCTTCACCCGCAGGGACATGGCCTTGAAATAAGGGTTAAAGGAAACAGCCAGGTCCATCCCGGCATTCTTCAGCTGGTTCATGGCAATCTGCATCTGTTCGGACGGGGTCAGCATCTTCTCATAGGCTTCCCGGGTCATGCCGGCAGACTGGGCCATCTGGTCCATGACCTTGTCGAAATCCCCGGCTCCCTTGCCTGTCAGGACCAGGATGCTGTTCAATCCTTCGACGGAACCAAAGAGCTGGGCCATCTGTTCGGCGTCACCGCCGGTGGCCCGTTTCACTTCGTCCAGGAACTTCACCCATCCTACGCTCTGCAAATGAGCTGCGTTGAACTCAAGGCCCAGGGACTGAGCCAGTTTCGCCGCTTCAGAAGACGGCTTCAGGATGTTGCTGTAGGCCGCCTTGAGTCCTGTAATGGCTTCGCTTGTCCGGATGCCGTTCTTGGTCAGGACGGCGATGGAACCGAACAGTTCCTGCGTGCTGACATTGAGCTGTGCCGCAATGGGGATGACGTTGCCCATGGACTGGGCCATCTCGCCAAAGGATGTCTTGCCGAAGTTCTGTGCCAGGAGCATCTGGTCCGTCATCGCCGTGGCTTCTTCTGCCGATTTTCCATAGGCATTGAGGACGGTCGTGACGCCGTTTACGGCGGTTGTCGTATCCGTGAACCCGGCCTTGGCGGCGATGGTCATATCCTTGACAAAGCCTACAGCATGGCCGGCATCGACACCTGCCGAGATGGCCTGGTAGACCGATTCGGAAAGGTCGGCAACGCCTGCCCCGGTCTCATCGCTAACAGCACGGATCTCATCACTGACCTTCTGCATGGAAACGACCGTCGTATCCACCAGGGTCGAAATCTTGGCGATGCCATTGGCAAAATCGCTGTGCAGCTTGAAGCCTGCCGTCGCAGCCGCCAGGATGGGTGCCGACAGCAGGGCCATCTTGTCTGACAGACCGGAAATCTTGCTTCCCGTCTGCTCGATGCTCTTTGCCGTCCGTTTCTGGATGCGTTCATGCTCCGTCAGCTTGTCCGACAGGCCGCTGACCAATTGTTTTGCCGCCGCCATCTGGGCCTTCATGGTTCCCAGGCTGGCATTGACACTCCGAACCGTCGGCGTGAACAAATCCCGCAAACGGATAGCAGCATCGATGACGTTATTGGCCAATAGGTATCACCTCTCAATGTTGTTACAGCTATAAAAATATAGTAAGATAAAAGAAATCTATCTTTACGGAGGAATTCCAATGCGCTATTTCAATGAAACAGAAAAAAGATTAGCTGAACGATATCACCATATGGAGCTTGGAACTTGCAAAATCTGTGAAGAATGTCATAAGAAAGAGCGTTTATCCTTGCCGATTGGCTGTTGGTGCGTAGGTTCCGATTTTAATAAAACTTCCAAGAGAATTCTATTTGTCGGTAAAAATGCCAGAAACAATCCCGGCACGATTGAAGACGGCTTCCGCAATCCCTTTCAATATACCCGTGAATCTCTGTGGAACAAAAGCTGGCCATACTGGAGCTATACTCGTGCTATCACTCTGAGAATATTCGGTGACGATTCCATAGAACACATCGCATTTACCAATATTGTCAAATGCAACAATTCCGGAGGAAAGGATACTACCTCAGATTTTGTAAAATCCAACTGTATCCTAAACCTAAAAGTCCTTCAGCAGGAATTAAAGGTAATACATCCTACTCATGTCATTTTTTATACATCTTGGTATTATGACGATTACATCCCTAACGTCTTTGACCGTTATAATATTCATTACAACGGTTTTAAAGATATTGGGAAAAGAAAAATGCCCTGGCAGGAAGCCATTTCCACGCTGGGCAATCAAACCTTTCATGTACTACGTGTCGGCCACCCACAATGCAAGAAAAAAAGCGACTTCGTCTATGAAATATCTAAGTGGATTGAGCCTACCTTATGACTTTATGCCAGATAGCCATATTTTCAGCAGTTAATCCGATAATGCTGAAGATACTTTTTTATTGCGTTCTTCCATCTCATAGCGGATGAAGGCATACAGCACCTGCCGTTCACCGTATCCCAGTTTCATGACCGCTGACGGCAGCAGGTGATGCTCCCGGAACAGGAGATACATCGCCTGCACTTCGCCATCGGTCCGGATCAGTTTTTTACGGCTTTGTCCGCCTTTTCCTGAGTCGTATAACCGTTGAGTTCCGTAATCTGTGCCGTGAGGTCGGCGATTTCGCCTGCCAGGAAGAGCTTGCGGATGATGTCGCCAGGGAGTACGGCCCCGAATTTTTCCAGCAGGTCCTTGTTCTTGAGGTCCGGGTCGGCAATCCCTGCCAAGAGCGTCTGGGTCTGCATCTGATAAATATCGATGTTATCGGCACTGCCGTTGGTGAAGTCCACGGCCATCTTCTGAATATCCGCATAGCGTTCCGGGTCGATGGCCCGGAGCGTGATGACAAAATCGAACCCGAACAGCTTCGAGAGCCGTTCCATCTTCACTTTTTTCACAGGCCGTTCGGCCAGCTTGTTCACTACGTCTGCTTTCAGCAGCCGGTCTACCATATTCATGTGCTTGTTCTCCTTATGCTAAATCCAGTAAATCCCAGTCCGAGAAGGTGAAGCTGTAGCTTTCCTCACCCATCTTGTCCACTTCCCAGTCGGCCAGGATCAGGCTGTCAAAGGTCGCATCCTTGATGACGATGCGCTCACTGCCGATGGCATCCTTGTCATCCAGGACGGAGACGATGGTCACGACAGTCTGCCTGCCCGCCTTGATGTTGTCGTTCATCTTCCGGATCATGTAGCTCGATACCTTGTGCAGCTTCAGCTGGCCTTTGCAGTCGTATCCTGTGACCTTGTAGCCCTTGCCCACATGGCGGAGCATCTTCACTTCTTCCTTGGTCAGCGTGACCTCGGCCTTGAATGCCGTTGCTTCGGCCATGAGGTCGCCGTCGATATACAGGTCAGCATACTTGCCGTTCATGACCCGTTTGGCTTCCATACTGTTCATCCGGCTTCACCTCCTCAGATATTGATGGTAATCGTGACATCTTCCATGGCATCCAGCAGCGATGCCTTGACGGCGATGAACACATTGCTGCCAATATTGGCCAGCTTGATATCCATATCGGACATGTCTGCCAGTTCTGCCTTGGTGTATTTGCCGTTGGATTCCAGCCATATCTTCGTGGATTCCACATCGATATAGGCTGTGTTCTGGTCCTGTTCCAGCAGCCCCTCCTGGGCCAGCTGGTCAAGATATCCCTGGATGGCCGTCACCAGGAGGCAGCGGTTCGCATAGCTGTTAGCGTACTTCCCGAGGTAATGGTCCTGGGCCGTCGTGCGGATATCATCGTGCATCATGTCCATCAGGTCCACGAGCTTGATTTTCTGGAAGCTCGTCCCCTTGTCCTGGACGGTGGTCACCAGGGAGTTGATGCCCCGGGCCAGTTTCACCTTCTCGCCGTCAAAGAAGAAGAACAGCTTCCCTGCCCCGGCCATGGTGTCCATTTCCTCTTTCGTCCACACATCACAGCCGATGACTTCCGGCAGCGGCGCGTAGGTGCAGGAAATCGTCATGGGCGTCCCGGCGATGATGCCGGCGATGCGGCTGCAGTACTGGGCCGTCGTATAGGTCCTGCTCTTCGTGCGGATGGTCTTGTTGACGAAGTTGATGACACCTTCCGTATCTGCCGTACAGTCCGGCAGCACGGCCTTGATCATCTTGTCTTTATTGGTACGCATCCCCTTGACCCAGGTGGCGATGGTATCGATGTGCGACGTTCCGATGTCCGGGATGACCAGGTAATCGAAACGCTTGTTCTCGATGACCTTCAGGATATCCGTATAGTCTTCGGCTTCACTGCTGATGATTTCGGCGATGACCTTCTTCGGGCTGTTCACATAGCCCCGGAGCGCCAGTTCCAGCTGCTCCCGGTTGCTGTCAGACAGCTCCTTGGGGATGTCATCTGCCGTGTACAGGTTCACTTCCGTCATCGAAGGCAGTGTTTCTTCCTTCAGGATCATCAGGACAATGCCGCGTTCACTGCGCTCGATGGCGCTGATGCCTTTTTCCTTAAACACGACATTAATGGATGGCATTTTCATGTTTCGTTGTCTCCTTTCCCCGATACCGCTGATGCAGCACCTTCATCCGTTCGGCTGCTTCCGTTTCATCGGCGGAATCGTAGTACTGGACGGTCAGCGTCAGCCGGCCGCCATCGTTGTCGGGCCCGATGAGTTCCTCGTTCATCGAGCGGACAGCAAAAAACCTGTCCTGGACGGCAATCCCGTCACGGAACAGGTCTTCTGCAGCAGCCAGCACTTCATAGATGACTGTGCTGGCCGTCTGCTTCTGCGGTATATAGGTGATGTAAATATCCGTATCCCGGTACACTTCCTTGCAGCTCTGGGGCGAAGCCACTGTCATCGTCTTCAGGAAAAACGCTGGCGGACGGAACCCTTCCTTCACTTCCTGCAGGTACACGGGATACGGGAACCGTTCCTTCAGCTTCTGCTGTATGGCCTGCAGGATGTCGATGTCATGGATCATGTGCCGCCTGCTTTCTTCAGGAGCTTCTTCGCCAGTTTCTCCAGGCCCGGCTGCAGTTCCCGGGCTTCGAAGGCCTTGACGGATTTCTCCGTATAGTGCTGGCCTTCATAATAGCCAACGGTCCTGCCGCCCGGCGTTTTCTTGACATGTCCGTTATTGAGCAGGTGATGGACCGGGTGCCGGTTGACCAGTTCATAGGTCAGCTCCGAGCCGTTATAGCCTTCTACCTTGTGCTTCCAACCTTTCTTCAGCTTGCCCATGCTGCCTTCCGGCGTGTTCTTTACGCATTCCTTCCTGAGCTTGTTGCCAATTGTTACCAGGCCCTTTTCGGCAGTGCCGGGAAACTCTTCAATGGCAGAAAGCAGTCTTTCTGAAAAATCATCCAATCCTTTGACCTCAAAGTCACTTCCGCTCATTGTCCGTCCCCCTCACTTCTTCCATGCAGTACAGTTCCAGGGCTTCGTGGCGCATGTACGGGTCCACGATGGTGTCGATGTCGTATAGGTGATTCTGGTACTTCACCTTCATGTCATGAGTGACGCCCGGACGCCAGCGGATGGTAATCTTGCTGTACTCCGTATCCGCCTTGCGTTCCATCTCATAGAACACTTTGCCCCGGGCAGGCTCGATGGATGCCCAGCAGCGGTACACTACGACGTCGGCCTGGGTATCGAAGCCGTATTCATCGGTCATGGCCTTTTTGCCCAAGATTTCGATGCGCTTATTCAAGAGTCCCGTCTTCATGGCACACCTCCTTAAAATGCGCTGCGGCGTACCCCGAAAAGAAGCCAGCGCAGGCACTTCAAAAGGCCTGCGTAGTCCGCTTCCTCACGGTGTTCATATAAAAAAGCCGTGGCGTAGAGGATGGCTTCGTGGAAGACCACGGGATTCTCTTCTGCATCGGCTTCCTCGCAGCGGGATATATCCAGGCAGAGCGCCTGGGCTGTTTCCAGGGAAGACTGGATGACCTCGTCGTTCGAGGTATCATCTTCGTCAATCCGCAGGTATTCCCTGGCTTCTTCCAGCGTCACAATCATGGCTTATCCCTTCGCTTTCATCTCCAGGGCCTTGACCGCTTCCTTGAGCATCAGCATGCCATCGACGCGCTGGCTGGCAAGGAAGCCGATCTGGCCGTTGGCGGCATACAATTCGTTAAGCCGCTTGAAGGAGCGGTATTCCCTATCGGCAATCCAGTAGTAGCTGAAGTCCCCGAAGAGCATGGGACGGCTGCCCGCCGCCAGTTCCGGTGCAAAGGAAGTGCAGTAGCAGGGACGGTTCAGGATAGTATCCGGCGTACCTGCGGTGACAGACGGCTGCCAGATGTAGTTGCCGTTGTTGTCCTTCACCTTGCGCAAGGCCTTAATGGTCGCATCGTTCAGGAGCCATACGGCCTTGCGGCGGTACGGGATGCGCAGGGAGTGATACAGGTCGATGACATCATCAAAGGTGATGGATGCACCATTGGCCATCACGCCCAGCTCCGCGGACGGGAACACACCAGTCGGCTTGTTCTTGCCATCTCCTGCCAGGAAGGCTTCTTCTTCCTTCGTACCGATACGGCGGGCAAATTCACCGGCAATGTAGCTTTCCAGGTCGAAAGCGCTGTCGTTCAGCAGTTCTTCCGACACACGGATAGCCGTCCCCAGCTTGTACGCCCCGATGGACTGCTGGCCGAAGGTATCCTGGCTGTCCGGGTAGAGGCCGTTCTCTTCCATCCAGGACGCTTCGCCATGACCCGTCACGATGGGAATCTTGCGGTCGCCGCTGGTGTGGATGACCGTGGCCAGGCCGCGGAAGAAATTCTCTTCCTGGAGCTTGTCGATGAGCTGGTGTTCGAATTCGTCCGGTACCAGATAGCCGCCATCAGCATCGATGCCTGCACTCAGGGCGTTCTGTACATCGATGAAGTTCTTATGGCGGATGCTGTCCCAGAAAGCCTTACGATAGGCATCAGACGCACGGCCTTTCTCTTCTGCTCCATTCTGGCCTGCGCCAGGGAGTTCAGTAATCGGTGTAGTAGTGGGCTGGGCAAGCTGGGCGTCGAGCTGCTGCTGGCGTTCCAGGCGGTCGATTTCCTTGCCGAGATTTACTACATCCGCTTCCATCTTGTCGTAGCGAGCCGCATCTTCTGCAGAGACCATGCCGTTCTCATCACGGACGGTATCCAGAAAATTCTTGGCGGCATCCCACAGATTCTTGCGTTTCTCACGCAGTGCTAAAATCGTATCCATTGTTGTCCTCCTTAATGAATGAGCAATGCCAGCCGGTTCTCCAGGGAAGCGGCTGGCACTTTATTGACAGGTTCATGTGGTTTCAGTTTTTGTACGAAGGAACTGGTGACGGTGGCCGGGCTGTAGAGCATGGCTTCCGGCTGTTCTTCATTTTCCTTCTTCTGGTCGAACAGGATTTCATCGGCAAAGCCCAGTTCCACAGCCTTCTTCGCGTTGAGCCAGGTCTCGTCATCCATCATGTGGGAAATCTTCGTGCGGGCCAGGCCGCTCTTGATTTCGTAGGCGTTGATAATGCTCTCCTTGACTTCGCTCAGCATGCCGATGGTCTTTTCCATCTCTGCCTGGTCGCCATAGGCCAGGGTCGCCGGATTATGAATCATCAGCATGGCCACTGGAGACATACAGACCTTGGTCCCGGCCATAGCGATGACAGAGGCCGCCGAAGCAGCCAGTCCGTCAATCTTGACGGTGACGTTCCCCGGATAATCCATGAGCATGTTATAGATTTGGGCAGCGGCAAAACAGTCCCCACCCGGGCTGTTGATCCAGAGCGTGATGTCACCGCTGCCTGCATTCAGTTCTTCCTTGAAAGCCTTCGGCGTCACTTCATCACCCCACCAGGTTTCGTCGGAAATCTGGCCGTCCAGGTAGAGCGTGCGATTACTGCCAAATGAATCCGGTGCTTCGTTGGTCACCCACTTCCAAAATTTATGTTTCATTCGTTTCTCCCTTCTGGGCAAAAGCCCCGGCATCCTTGAGCTTGGTCATGCTGCCATTGACAAGGTATAGATTACCGCCCTCTTCATCTGACACGGGATTCATGTCTTCCATCTCCCGGATATCGTTGGCGGACAGCCAGCCGTTCTGCCGGCCGATGCTGTAGCCCGTCATGCGGCTCTCATAGTCGCCGCGCATGAGACCGTTCACGTTGAACTTGAGGAAATACTGCTTCTTCTCTTCCGGCAGGAACAGGGCTTTCTGCATGGCCTGTTCCCAGCGGATGACCCATGGATCCAGCGTGTACTTCACGAATTCCATGGACTGTTGTTCAATATTATTGAAGGAACTTTTCTCTAGGTCGCCAATCATGTGTGGCGGGATGCGGTAGAGCCTTGCGATTTCATTGAGCTGGAACTTCCGTGTTTCCAGGAACTGTGCTTCTTCCGGCGGGATGCCGATCTGCTGGTACTTCATGCCTTCTTCCAGCACAGCCACCTTGTGGGCATTTCCCGTCCCCCGGTAGACGGCATTCCAGGAGTCACGGACTTTCGCCGGGTCCTTGAGGACGCCCGGATGCTCCAGCACCCCGCTGGGGCTGGCCCCGTTGGCAAAGAAAGAGGCACCGTATTCCTCGCAGGCCATGGTCATGCCCACGGCATTGCGGGCCATGGCAATCGGCGAATAACCGACCAGGCCGTCAAACCCAAGGCCGGGGATATGCAGTACTTCTTCCTTCTGGAGTGCCACCTGCCCGTACGGCTTGATGTTCGGATTCTCATCTCCCGTCTTGGTATACAGATAAAAAATCTTTCCCCGGTCATCCCGGCAGACGGTCATCTTGTCCGGCCTGAGCGGGTATAGTCCCTGTACCCGCCCTAATCGGTCGCGGATGATCTGGGCGTAAGCATTGCCCCAGATGAGCAGATGGCCCATGAGTGTCTCCCGAAAGATGAACGAGGTCATCTCCGGGTTCGGCTCATCATGAAGCAGATGGTACAACGGATGGTCATAGACCCGCTCCTTGCCGCCAGGCGTGTAACGGTACAGCTGGAGCGGCAGGGCTGCTAGCGTTTCTGACAGGATGCGGACACAGGCATACACCGCCGTTGTCTGCATGGCCGTAAACTCGTTCACCGTCTTGCCACTGGTGGAAGGACCGAACAGATAACGGAAACCCGTGCCGATGTAATAGTCCCGCGGTTTGTCCCTTGTCCGGAACAGTTTAAAAAAGAATGGAATATGCATAAATTTCTCCTAGTTCTGCTCGACTTTCATGCTTATTTTATTTATAATATAAGCATGAAAGTGGGTGATTGTTATGGATCGAATTTTAAATTTTGTTGATGACTCAGGCATGCTTCTTACCAATACCGCCTTAAAGGGCGGTGTCAGGAAAGATGAGTTTTACCGTTTTATTCGAATGAATCACTTTGAAAAAATTGCTCATGGCATTTATCTTTCTCCAGAAGCGTGGGAAGATGAAGCTTTTGTTTTGCATCGACGTTGTCCTAAAGCTGTATTTTCTCACGATGAAGCTCTCTTTTATCACAAATTGACTGACCGTGAGCCTATGCAGCAGACAATTACTCTTTATTCCGGTTATAATACCAGAAACCTAAAGGCATCCGGCGTCAAAGTGTTTACTGTGCAAAAAAAATTACTGCCAATTGGCAGTATAATGGTACGAAATTCTTTCGGACATCTAATTCCCATCTATGATTTAGAGCGTACCATTTGTGATCTAGTGCGTAACCGCAGCAGCTTTGAAATTCAGGACTTTCAATCTGCTATAAAAAGCTATGTGAAACGAGCAGACAAAGATTTGAATCGGCTCATGAAATATGCCCCCCTCTTTCGCATCGAAAAGCTAATCCGTCACTATATGGAGGTACTTCTGTAATGAAATTCTCCCCTGCCCAATTAAAAGGCCGAATTAAAATTCTGGCCCAGAAAAACCATGCTGATGCCAGAATCCTAATCCGCATTTACATGATGGAACGTTTTCTGGAACGTCTGTCTGTTTCACGATATAAGGACAAATTCATCATCAAAGGCGGCATTCTGGTTACCTCGCTGATTGGAGTTGCCCTGCGATCTACTATGGATATTGATGCTAGCATCAAAAACTACAACCTGTCAGAAAGAGATATCCACAAAGCCATCAAAGAAATCTGCATGATTAATTTACAGGATGATGTCACCTTTCAATTAAAGCAGTTCAGCCGTATCATGGATGAAATGGAATATCCCGGTATCAGGATTACCTTAGATGCTTTTCTTGGGAAAATGCTGGTTCCTATGAAACTCGATATTTCAACTGGGAATGTTATCACTCCCAGGGAAGTGGAATATCAGTACACACTTCTCCTGGAGGACCGTTCCATTACATTATGGTCTTACAACCTGGAAACCTTGCTTGCTGAAAAACTCCAGACTATCCTGACCAGAGGTTTACTGAACACACGGATGAGAGATTTTTATGATCTTTATGAGCTAACCACAATCTATTCGGATAAGATTGATTTGCCAACCTTAAAATCAGCTTTTCAAAAAACCTGTGCCAAACGGGATACTATAAATCTTCTGCAGCAGGGTCCAGAAATCATTCAGATGATTTCTACCAATACCGGATTAGAAAATCTCTGGCAAAATTACCAGAAGAAATATCCTTATGCAGCAGGAATTTCCTACGTCTCAATTGTGCAGCTGTTACAAAAATTATGGGATGCGCTTTAATGAAAGGTGATTACAATGAAAGACTGGGAAGATTACAAGGAGTATGTAAAATCTGCAGGCGTGCAAAACCGCAAAGACATAGAACAGATAGAAAAATAAGCGCTATTGTTTCGGATATTCTCAAATCAGCTGATCAAATCAAGTTCTCTCCTAAAACGAAATAATCCCCCGTGCATCGTAGACACTGCCGCTGCCTGGACCGTTGCGGATGCAGCGGTCCAGTGCCATGATGGACGCCACGATTCCGTCGATCTTTTCGACGGATTTTTCTTTGTCCGGCTTGATGTTCCCCGCAGGGTCTTGGCGCATGACCACGTTGCCGGCCATCCATTTGAGGACGGGATTGCCGCCATGGTTGATGTTCCCTTCCATCAGGAGCTTGAACAGCTCCTTCGACGGCGGCGACATATCCTTGAACCCCTGGCCGAACGGCACCATGGTGAAGCCCATATCTTCCAGGTTCTGCACCATCTGGGTGGCATTCCAGCGGTCGTAGGCGATTTCCCGGATGTGGTACGTTCCCCCCAAGCGTTCGATGAACTTCTCGATGAAGCCGTAATGGATGACGTTCCCTTCCGTCGTCTGGATGAAGCCCTGATTCTGCCAGACGTCATAGAGGACATGGTCACGCCGGCAGCGCAGTTCCAGGGTGTCTTCCGGCAGCCAGAAGAATGGTAACAGGATATATTTCTCCTCTTCCTTCCGTGGCGGGAAGGCCAAGACCAGGGCCGTAATATCCGACGTGCTGGATAAGTCCAGTCCGCCGTAACACAGCCGTCCCCGCAGGGAATCCAGGTCAATGGGAAGGCTCCCCTTGTCGTAGACCTGTTCCGGTATCCAGCGGATGCTGGCCGAAATCCAGATATTGAGCCGGAGCTGCTTAAAGACATTCTCTTCCGCCGGATTTTCGACGGCATTCCGATAGGCTTCCCGGACGCGATCAATCTGAATGGTATGCCCCAGAGAAGGATTGGCTTTGTACCAATTGGCTTCATCCGTCCAGTCTTCCTCATGTTCCATGCCATAGACCACGGGGTAAAAGGTGGAATCTTTCTTCCGGCCCGCCATCAAGTCCAGGGCCTTTGTGTGCAGTTCATAGCAGATGCTGTTCTTGTCGTTGCCTGCCGTGGTGATGATGAAGAAGAGCGGCTGCTCCCGGGCATCGCCGGAGCCTTTGGTCAGGACATCATAGAGCTTGCGGTTCGGCTGGGCGTGGATTTCGTCAAAGACCAGGCCCGACACATTGAGTCCGTGTTTGGTCCCGGTTTCCGCCGACAGCACCTGGTAGAACCCGGCGTTGCGATAATTGATGATGCGCTTGCCCGCCGTCCGTATCTTGGAGCGGCGCATCAGGGCCGGACTCATCTCGACCATCTGCCGTGCCACATCAAAGACGATAGACGCCTGATTACGGTCACAGGCCGCGCCGTACACTTCGGCGCTCGGTTCGTTATCGGCGTACAAAAGATAAAGAGCTATAGCCGCCGCCAGCTCGCTGTTATGCGTCTTCACCATCGTCCGCCCCGCCAGATAGCAATGGCTCGGGCTGTCTACCTGGATGCACTGCATGGGAACCTTATCATCCAGCGGCTTGATTTCTTCCAGATAATGAAAACAGGAACGCGTCTTTTTTTCGCGTTCCCGTCTGCGGATGCTTTTTCTATGAAGTTTGCTGACCGGCTGATCCGTAAAGGCGGTGAACCGTATCTGATACAATGTCTCGCCTGTCAGTTTCCCATAGCGGGTCGAAGGGCATGACGTCATGGCGTTCTTGATGCCAAGGCTCCACAACAGTTCCTGCACTGATTCTACTAATTCTTGAATGGTGCTGACGTATACGCCCTGCCCTTTCCGTGTTCCGATGCAGCCATCGGAATCCATCAGTCCCTGCAGCAAGGCCCATCGCTGCGTTTCGGAAGCCCTGAGGTATTCCGGCCGGATGACCTTATCCCGGAAGTTTTTCACCAGGATAGATTTCAATGCCTTATACACCAGGATTTCGCTGCCGCCGCAGGTCTGTGGATAGCGGTTATGCAGCGGGTACGGAATCAGCGGAATCAAGTCTTCCACATCACTGTCACGCACCGTGATTTCCGGTTTTGTTGCAGAACCGTTTCCCAACCAGTAGCCATATAAATAAGGATCTAACGGAAGGTTCCTTTCCGGAAGGTGTAATAGCTGGTTGACGGGAATCCGGATAAGCGAGCGGTTATCTTTGAATTTTTCCCTGTACTGTTTCGTGCGGCGGTAAATCTCGCCGGTTGTCCATTGCTTTTCCCGCGTCTTTCCATGGGTATATTCCACATCCCACAGATGACGTTCACCGGCCACAATCCGTCCTCCATCCCGGAAAACCAGTTCATAGGCTTGTTCGGTATCATCTACCGGGCTTTTGGCGACAACATGGCAGGGCTTTCCCTGCTCGTCAAAGACCCCGTCGCCGACTTTTAAATCGGCCATGGTTTTCCATCCTTCCGGCGTGGGAATGGGTGTATCCAGTGCGAGCTGTTTCCCGTTCTTCTTTGGAATCTCTATATAAGCCGTCAGGAACTGCCGCTTCCCGTTTCCCTTGACGATGCCGAAGAGATCACGCACAATCTGTTCCTGCCACGGCAGGAGCAGGAACGGCTGCCCGGCCCATTTGCCTTTGGTATGACAGAGATGCTCGATGAAGGCAACTGCCCTGTCGGCCTTGTCCTTGTCGTAATGGGAATCCGGCAACATGAACGCTGACGGCTTATATACAAATGCCAAACTTGTCACCCCCTTAACAGCAGTTCCATTTCATCCGTTTCTTTTTCTGCCCCGTTTTCTTCCCCAATCATGCGGCTCCGGGCTGACGGGGTCAGGCCAAACTGCTCACAGAATTTCAGCATGATCTTGAGGTTCGTCTGGGCAATGGCTACCTGCGGTACCTGCTGCAGGTAGCCGTTCGGCGTCCGCACCATATCCCCATGCTGGGTGATGAACTCTTCCGCTCCTTTCCATCGGGCATATGCCTGGCAGTACCCGGCAAAGGCCATCATATCCAGGTTGGTCAGCATCCCCATCTCAGCAAGGACTTTCCCCAGCCGCTTCCATTCTTTCTTGGCGTCATCTTCCAGCCAGTCCGGGCAGCGAGGGAGCCGTCCCTTTAGCATGGGTTCCTTCTTATTGAGGGGACGATGGCCGGGATTGCCTTCCAGCACCTTGAGCGCCGTCGGCTTCGGTTTTCTTCCTCGTACAGCCAATGGCGCTCACCTCCCAATAAAAAAGCCCTTGCGGGCTGTACGACAGAGGGGACCGCATCTGCGTTCCCCTCGGGTTCTCTTTTTTAATTCTTCATGACCCATTCGATGGCGTGGCCATTGTCTTCGAACAGTTCGACGCTGACTGCCTATCCGATATTTATGCATCTTATTCGATGACTTCCCATTCGTCGGTTCCGGGTATCAGCCCAAGACTGCTGCCTGTATCCCACTGTACATGGATGGTTCCAGCATCATCGACGAACTGGACGGTGCCTTCAGTTCCCTTGGGCGGAGCTTGCCTGTCATCCATGGCGATAAGCCGGAGCCGCGTTCCTTCCATCCGTTCCCGGCTGTGCCGCAGGCCGGCTCGCAGGATAGACAGGTCGAAACCGAACCTGCGGTAATCCCGCTCCATGTTCTGATAATACCAGTCCTCCGGAATACCGAACCGCCGGTCTTCGTGCATGATGTACACAAGACCGCTGATGATGCCGTCATCTGTTTCCACATCCACTTCTTTTTTATAATAGAACCGCGGGAAGCCTTCATAGGCATCGAGCCGCCGTTCATCCGCCGGAGAAATGCGCCAGAAAACAACCGGCACGAAGGCATCCGCCTTCTTCTCGATAGTGGCGTAACATCCTGTCAGAGAACCTTTGAAGAGGAGTTCATAGCCCCGGATTCGGCCCGTCCCTGAAAGAACGGCGTCAGGACACCGTCTTGCCATCTGTACTTCACTCATGTTGCTGCCGTAGGCAATGTAGATTCTTTGTTTCATCGCTCTCATCCTTTCTGAAGGGATTACCCTTCTACCACCCCAAGGGCAGCCGAAGCTGCCCGTAAGGCTATCCCCTTCAAGCGGCGGCATTGCGCCATGCGGAATTGCCCGTGAGGTGTTTCAGGAAGTGGAGCCGGCAGGTCTTGAACTCGTCACCGATGAGTCCGAGCCGGAGCATCCAGCACCGGAAAGCGTATTTCTCATTGTCCGTTTCGGTCTTTCGGGCCGAGGCTTTCTTCTGGGCCAGGGCCTGATGAGCGACGGCCAGGCAGAACTGAATGTATGCCTTGATTTCCCCAGCGTGGAGTGTCCCGTTGAAAAGCCGGAACTCGACGGTTCCTTTGGTGAAGGTGGCATGCAGGTTCAGCCCGTGGTAGCGGGTGCTGTTGTAATGATGGTTCCGTCCGTAGGGTGCTTCCTGATACCAGAGGTCGGCGATGCCGTCCAGCGTGTCCGGCTTTTTCCGGTTGAGATCCTTCAGGAAGGTGGTGTTCGTTTTCCGGCAGTATCGGTTTTCCCGCGAGGGGTTGATCTGGAGGGCGCGGTAAATCATGTCTTCTTTGCTCGCCATAATGTTCACCAGGTTCCGTAGGGTCTTTGCCGTGAAGCGTTCGGCCCCGACGTGAATGTGGATGCCGCAGGATTTATTGGCAAAGGCCCCGGCCTTGCGTAGCATCCGCACCAGTTCCTGCAGCTTCGGGATGTCTTCGTAGGAAAGAATGGGACTGACCACTTCCGTGCGGTAGAAGCTGGAAGCATCTGTAATGTTTCCGTTCACCTTCTTCTGTGGAACCAGGCTGGAGTCGTTCATGGCTTTCCATTTCCGTCCCTGTTCATCCCTTGCGGTGTAGGTATCGTAGGCTCCGCCTTCATGCCGACTTTCCGTCCCGAAGAAGCGGGCCATGAGGCTGGCGGCCCGGCTTCTTGTAATCCCTGTCATTTCCATTTCGATGCCAAAGTGCAGTGTTTTCATAATCCTCTCTGTCCTTTCTATGTGTGCGTGTGTTCTTTTGGTACACTATATATCACTCTAAAGGCACACAATAGCAAGTCATTTTGAGAATAATTATGAATTAAATTGAAAATTTATGGGTTCTGATGCCGGCGTTCCTTCTGCTTTCTGGCATGAGCCTTGGCTTCTTCTTCCGTGCGGAAGGCACTCCATCCCTTCAGGCCTTTCAGCAGGGCCATGCGCGATTCGTGGCTGGCCTTGGTCCCCATGCCGATGCGCAGGAGCCACATCCGCAGGTAGTACTTCTCGTTTTCAGGCTTCCGTGTGTCAGCCTGAACCCGTTTCGCTTTTTTCGCTGCGCTGACCATGAAGGCCGCTAGTTCAATCAGGGCGCGGTTCTTCACAGCATTGCCGGTTGCGGCAATGCAGAATGTCACCGTATCTGCCGCAATCCAGAAGCCCCGCCCTTCCTTGCGATAGTTCTGATAGATGGCAAAGAAGGAAGTCTGGTCGGTACCAGGTTCTTCTTTCAAGTCTTCCACCAGCCTGTCCGGCACATGGATGTTTTCATGTCCTGCCGCCCGGTTCAGCAGGTACTGCTGGGCGTGGAGCATGAAGACCAGGTTGCGGAGCTGCGCACCGTCCATGCCATCAATGGGAACCTTGATTTCCATCCTGTCCGGATGCGGCAGTGCGTCCAATCCTGGCGTTTCATCCTGCTCCAGCGGCTCTTGCGGCACTTCGGGTTCCGTTCCTTCTGCCGGTTCCGGATGCGGAAGGATTCCTGCTTCCTGCAGGAAAGCCGTGATGGCGGCTTCTGTCTTTTCATCATCGCATTCGATATCGCCGCTGCGAAGGATGCGGAACCCCCGCCCTTCGTAGGCAAAGGCCGGCGTCCCCGTATAGCGGAGCTTTTCGTTATGGTTGAAGGGAATCAGCCTTCTGGCCAGTTCCTTGCGGTCGTTCAGGTTCGTCTGGATTGTCATGGTCTATGTACCTCCTTGTTTTGCTAGTACATATATCACTCTGAACGCCGATAATAGCAAATCATTTTTGCATCTTTTTCTCAAAGAAGCAGGCAATGCCGGCCAAGACGAAATACACGCAGGGAAGGGCGACACCGTTGCCCCACATCTTGTATTCCGCAGAATCCCGGTACGGTTCCTTCAGCCATTTGATAATCTGGTTCCGGGTCTTGGGCTTTGTCTTTTTCCCCAGGGCTTTCCGATGGGTCTCAAAGACATCGCTCCAAAAGCGGATGTCTTCTTCAGACGGGTTCCCTGTTTCCAGATGGCTGCACCACCAGTCCGGGAATCCCTGGAGCCTTGCACATTCTGCCGGCATCAGGCGGCGGACACGAGCATGGCTGTTGATGAGCGGCGGATCTTTATAATCCGTAGCTACCAGGGAACTGGCCATTTCCTTCGCCGCCCGTGTGAAGTGGGAATTCTTGCTGGCACTATAGGTCAGCTCCACCACAGCGATGCCGCCCTGGTTGCTCCCCGGTACATTTCCCGAACGGTCGACGGTCCGGCAGGTATCGCTTTCATAAACATGGTTGCGCATATTGCGGGTGCCGTCCGAGGTCTGCCGCACATCGTAGGTCTTCTTCTCCTCGTCACCCCCGCCCTGCAGGACCAGCGGCTGGTTATTGCCGCCCGTCCCATACTGCGCCGTGAGTGACGGATTCACAGAGAGCGGTCCTTTGTACCTGGCATCGGCGCCGTGGTTCTCGAAGACGCTTCCCGGAACTTCCGCAATGACTGGAGGATGATGGGCTTCGGCCCGCAGTGTGTTTGTCCGCTCTTTTGTGACATCCATATGGATGCCGCCCTGATCATTCAGGCAGACTGTGCCTGCCGCTCCAGCGCCAGGCGCAAGATGCATGGCAGCACTCTGCCATGCTCGGAAGCCCTGCGCAGAATACCCTGACAGGCCCTCGGACTCAAATAGAATCTTTCCGGCACTTTGTCCATCAAAATCTGCGACAAGGTAGATGCGCTTTCTTCGTTGGGGGACGCCCCAGTATTGGGCATCGAGGACGCGCCAGGCCACAGAGTACCCGTTTCCCAGGATGCATCCTGCAGGCTGCCATCTGGCACAGCCAGCCACTGAAACCGCAGGGTCTTTGATGCGGCAGATTTCTTCGAGGACCGTCCGGAAATCCTCACCCTTGTTACTGGAGAAAGCCCCGGGGACATTCTCCCACACGATATATCTTGGATATTGTCCATTCGTTTCTTCCCTCATTTCCTTCACGATGCGCACTGCCTGATAGAACAGCGAGGACTGCGAACCACCAAGGCCGTCCCTTTTGCCGGCAATCGACATATCCTGGCAGGGACTGCCGAAGGTAATGATGTCTACCGGCTCGATCTGTGCGCCGTTTATGGCACTCACATCGCCGTAATGCTTCACAGATGGCAGCCGTCTTGTCGTCACGCGGATGGGGAACGGCTCGATTTCCGAGTTCCATACAGGACGGATGCCCGCCAGGATGGCGCCCAGTTCAAAGCCGCCGCTCCCGGAGAACAGGCTTCCCAGCTTAATCTGTTCCATCATCTGCCACCTCCGCATACGGGATTTTCTCATCCCCGCGCAGTACAAACACGCCTGCGTCCCCGCATTCGCTGATGTATCGCTTTACAATGACATCGACGAACTTCTCATCAAGCTCGATGCCGTAACAGATGCGATTCGTCTGCTGGCAGGCCATGAGCGTCGAACCGGAGCCGAGGAACGGGTCCAGGATGATGCAGTGGCTCATGGACGAATTCTGTATGGGGTACGCCATCAGGGCGATGGGCTTCATGGTCGGATGCTCTTTGCTGGCTTTCGGCCTGTCGTATTCCCAGATGGTCGTCTGCTTGCGGTCGGAATACCATTGATGCCTGCCGTTCAGCTTCCAGCCAAAAAGACACGGCTCATGCTGCCATTGGTACGGGCTGCGCCCCAGCACCAGGGCGTTCTTCTTCCAGATGCAGCAGCCGGACAGGTAAAAGCCTGCGTCCTTGAATGCCTTGCGGAAGTTCAATCCCTGGGTATCGGCGTGGAACACATAGATGGAAGCATCCTGCTCCATGTTCTGTTCCATGTTGACGAAGGCTGCAAAGAGGAACTGGTAGAACTTATCGTCCGGCATATTGTCGTTCTTAATCTTGCCGGCTGTTTCTTCCACATCGACGTTATAGGGCGGGTCCGTCAACACCATGTTGGCTTTCTTCCCGGCCATCAGCCGTTCATAAGTCTCCGGCAGCGTGGCATCGCCGCAGATGACGCGGTGGTCACCTAGGAGCCAGATATCTCCTTCCCTGGCAACAGTCGGCTTTTCCAGTTCTCCGTCGACGTCGAAGTCATCTTCCTTGATTTTCTTGTTGTACACTTTCGAGAAGAGCTGCTCGACTTCCGGTGCTTCAAAGCCTGTCAGGTCGACGTTGAAGTCGACGCTCTGCAAATCGACAATAAGGTCGGCCAGGAGCTGTTCGTTCCAGGCACCACTAACCTTATTCATCGCAATGTTGAGAGCCTTTTCTTCCGTCTCATTCATTTCCACAGTCACACATTCGATTTCATCCACGTTCAAGTACTTAAGTACATTTAAACGCTGATGTCCCGATATGACCGTATTATGATTTGCCGTATTAACGACAATAAGTTCAACATAACCGAAATGCTCGATGGAATTTTTCAGTTTCTCGAATTCTTTATCCCCGGGCTTTAACTCCTTCCGTGGATTATATTTTGCCGGATTCAGATCCGCAATCTTCATTTTCTTGATAGTTAAATTATTCATAGACAATGCAGCCTTTCTCTTACAAGGACGCGGATGATTTCCCAATCCGGTATGAATTGATAAAGAACTTTTTGTTGGAATTCAACAACACCATGACAATGAGGACAAAGAGGAACGAGGTTATTCCATACATTTTTCCCGCCTTCTCGAACAGGAATGATATGATGCATCACAATCCTATCTCGCCGGCCGCATCGATGACAAAAGTTGTTTCTTCGTATTCTTCTGCTCAGAAGTTTCCATGCATAGTCGTAAGGACCATATTTCCGACGAGCTTGTGCATTTTGTTTTAATGTTGTCAGAATTTTATCTTTCACTGGTTCATCATACGTATCCCAACGTCTTTTGGTTGCTTCTCCAATTTTCTTCTTAGTAGATGCAGAATGATAATCATCACCCAGCCGTTTCTTACGCTGTTTTAAGCCACGACTTACTTTCTTACGAAATTCTGGATCTTTATTTTTAGCAACAATGTCTGCCCTCGTTTTTTGCCATTCGTGCTGGCAAGCTACCGAACAAAAGAAATGAGAGGGAACTTTTCCGGCAGCATATTTTCGACTTCCCTTTTTCCCACAAATTTCACATATGTAACGGATACGCATGCGAGTCATTCCTTTCATCGTTAAAGGTAGCCGCCACCGCCCGGCCATAGCCGGCGAGGTGGTGCCACCTGCAATAATTCCGTACGCTGTCCCGCGACAGCTTGGTCTTCCTGGCGATGGCCTTATAGCCCATCCCCTGCTTCCGCATGGCTTCTATCTGCTGCCGCTGGCAGTCGTTCATGACAGGCTCCTTTCACGCAACAAAAAAGCTCCGGGCCACCATGGGCCTGGAGCCAAAGTATTCAATTTCAGATGCCGGGTATCCCCCCTTATGAATTTCGCGTTTTTTCACGTTTGAGGGGGCGGCGGTCATGGACGGAAGAGCTACAGAGATTGACATCCCCCCGCCCATTATTATTCTATTCATTTCCCATTTCCAATGTTATAATAAAAAGAAAACGGGAGAGGTCAGTATTCATGCTCACTATAAGACAAATGATGCGTTACTTACGTAATAATCATAACATGTCCATAAAAAGCAACCAGGCTCATGCTTTACGAAACCTTGGCTATTACCACGGATATAAAGGATATCGTTTCATCCGCACTCCTCAAAATCGAATATCCTTCCGCACCTTCGATGAACTACTCGCCATTAATAATTTTGATATGCATTTAAAATCATTGCTGTATTCAAAAGTCATGTTCATCGAAACAGCGCTCAAAAGCTATGTCATTGAGGCTGTCCTTGCTGATAGCAAATCCGAAAACATTAATGACATCTTTAATCGTTCTCTGACTTATTATAAAACATTTGGAGCTGGTAGTCATGAATATAAACGTTTTTTCACTAAGCGAATGACATTACGCGGTTCCATTAACAATACGCTTAAACGTGACTATGGTCAACATAATCAAATTGTTAATCACTTCTTCAATCAAGATCGTGAAATTCCTATCTAGGCTATATTTGAATCCATGACACTTGGAGATTTTGGCACCTTCTTTTGGTGTTGTAATAAAAGTGTAAAACTCTATACCTCTAAGTTGTTAGGACTACCTTCAAATCTGGACGCCGACGGTGAATTGACTAAAGATATTATCTTTACAATTAAGGATCTACGTAATGCAATCGCTCATAACAATGTAATTTTTGATGCTCGCTTCCGTACCAATAAAATTAGTCCACGCCTTGTTAGCCTCTTGCAGAAAGAAACATCTGTTCAACAAATTGATTTTCAATATATTGATGCTTACATCATATTAATCATTTATGTGCTAAGAAAAATGCAAGTAACAAAAACAGAATGTAAACAACTCATTTCTGGTTATAATAATAGCAAAGAACTATTACGCCAACAAATTTCAACTCCTATTTGGAATCAAATTCTTGGTTCAGGAACAAGGCAGAATATGGAATCACTAAAAGCATTCCTCACAAGGTCATAATTATAATTTTCTTGCTTTTGGGGAATTTATTTGCTATAATAACTTTGAAGAAAGTGGCTGACGTCTTCGGACTAGGCCCTAAAGAGACTCGATGCGTCGAGTCTCTTTTTTTGACTAATATTGATATCTTATTTCCCGGTCTTCGGTCATCGTCTTATGGTCATGGCAGCTCTTGCACAAAGTCTGCCAGTTCTTTTCGTCCCAGAACAAGTCCGGGTCGCCGCGATGCGGCTTGATATGATCCACGACCGTTGCCGGGACGAGCCGTCCTTTCTTTTTGCATCGGACACACCATGGATGACGATTCAGAAAGAACTTCCTGGCTTTCTGCCACTCTCTCCCGTAGCCGCGCAGCACCGCGTTCTTCCGTTCGCCCTGGCACTGCTGTTCATGTTCGTCACAATATTTTCTCCCATACGGCACCAGCCTTGGGCATCCCGGATACTTGCACGGTGTCTGTGATCTTCTTGGCATTCGTATCATCTCCGGCATCAAAAAAGGACCGATGGCTTTTAAACCACGGTCCCTCATTCTTTTCTTGCTGATTATACTATACCACGCAGATAGTACTGACATCTAGTGCTGTTTACGTGACACTTACTGACAATTACTGGGAATTTCTATAAGGAGCCTCTAAAAACTCTGTTTTAGAAGCCCAATTTTCTTATTAAATGCCCCCTTCTGCCATCAAAGCCATATACAAAGGGGATCTAGCTTCGTAAAGCCAAGGAGATTAGCAAACTGAACACTCCCCACAGCGACATGAAAGATATATTGCCAAATTTTCAGCTAACATCTCTCGAGAAGTCACTTTGCCGCAAGAAAAATATCGATGTTTTGAGAATTCTGCTCGAGTTTCTTTCGCTCAAGCGTCAGACGGGAATTAATTTGCTCAGGAATATCACATCCATATCTACGGTTCAGGCCTTCAGTAATATATTCCTTCAGTATTTCCTTTTTAGATAAAAACGCATTGCCCAGATCAAAGTCCAAGCTCGACATCATAACGAACCAGCAAATTGGCGAATTGATATCCATTCAGCAAAATAATATTTGCTTTTCCTGCTTTTTCCTTAGCATCATTTGAAAACTCTTTTTCAGAATTAATGACAATAAAGATAGAGTTCTGATATTCTTCCTTATCCTTCATAAGGATTAACTGTTTCACACCATGCAGATCATCTGCATCTGTTCCTTCTTTCTTTTTCGCCTGGATACAGATTCTGGGGAAGATTGCATTCCCTGTATTGATATTGCTGATAGCATCCAGCAAAGAGTTGTTCTGAACCGCAGATAGGACAATATCAATATCGCCCCCATCTTCATGCTGATTCTTGGCGATAACAGCATAACCATTTTTCTCAAACAGCTTTGCAATGATATCTTCAAAGGTATGGGAATCCCACTTCACCATTTGTTTGACTATATCATTTAAATATTCATCTCTTGTCTTTTTTGTTGCAGTATTAAGATGATCAATCAATGAAGTGTTGGGATTAGCAATTGCATCAGGATCTTTTTTAAATAAGCTGATCAAAACGCCCACTGCTTCAATAAAATCATTATTCCAAACATGATTAATGGGCGATTGATAGGCCTTAAATTTTGTAGAAATAATTCTTGCCTCGTTATTTGCATTATATGGACAGCTGAAAAGCGGTCTCACTGTAATGAAATTCCCGAAATCATCCCAACCGTCAGGAATTTTAAAATCATATGGCTTTACACACTTTAAGATGGAAAAGCTACGGCACGGATTATTTTTTTCCTTACGCAGACTGACTTTTGGCACGATAATCAAATCATCAGGTTTGATTTCCAGCATAATACGAAGGTTTCTATAGCGCCTGCTTTTTTCTGAATCTGAACCGTCATTTGTCCAGACCTTGTTCCATGCCTGCAAAAAATCCTTTTCTTCCACATCAATTCGCATGCCATCGGCCCCCCAGCCCTGGTGGAGGCGTCCCTGCAGAATTTCCTGACGCACTTTTTGAAAATCCTCATCATAATTGATTCGAAAAACAAATACACTCATGATAGTTTCTCCTTATCCTCAATCCATATTATCACGATTTTAGAAATGGCCTATATTTTTTAACGCTTCTTCGTGCATCCGGTATACCTGCCGTACATTCAGTTTCAATGTTCCTGCAATCGACGCCCAATCTTTAAAGGCCAAGTAACGTAGCTCCAACACCACCCTTTCCCGATCATTCGGCACCTGACCGATTGTTTTCATAATTTCGGCCTTTAAATCCACTAACCTGTCAATCTCTTCATCCACTTCACGTTCCAGATCCATCATCCGGATAATCGTATCTTCCAAGCGGTGCGGATTGGGAGTACCACTTGGTGGTACCAAGCTTAAGGTAGATGTTGCTTTTCTCGCCAGTTGCCGTAGTGCTGATACCTGTTCCAGCTTGCTGTCGATCTGGATATTGATATTCCTTGCCTGTTCCAGGTAGGCTTTCACTTGCATATAATCCATTTCCCCTTTGATTTCTTCGCTCATTTTATTATACCATCCTTTCCCGTATCCGTTATCCCCAGGTCAGCTTTCACCGCCTCGATCAGTGCAGACTGTGTTCCGTCTTT